ATGGTATGTTGATCAGGATGCTCTGGTTTATAAATATGCTGCCGCTCGTAACTCGGCAGACAGCCTTCCATACCATAATGTGTATCATTATGTTCTTGGCGTAGACTTGGGGTATGAGGACGCCACGGCCTTTGTGCTGGGGGCATACTCCTTCCACGACCCTAACCTGTACATAGTCGCTTGCGAGAAGAAGAGTAAGCTGCTTGTGACCGACGTAGCAAACATTATCCGCGACTATCAAGCACGGTATGATATTGGCACGATCGTCATAGATGGCGCGGCAAAGCAGGCAGTGGAAGAAATCAAGCAGCGATACGCGCTGCCTATCATTGCAACGGAAAAGACGCATAAGCGCGATTTTATCGAATTGATGAACACCGACTTCCGCACAGGCAAGATCAAAGTTCTTCCTTCCTGCGACGCCTTAATCGAGGAATGGAACAACCTTGTGTGGGACGACAAACAACGCAAAGCCGGCAACTGGGTAGAACACGCTGGCTGCGATAACCACGCCACCGATGCCGCTCTTTACATGTGGCGCTGGGCGTACAACTATACCGCACAACCAAAACCTGTCCCGCTGACTGAGGACCAAAAGCTAGACGACTGGTGGGACGCACAAGGCATGCAGATAGAGCAAGAAAAGGAGCTGCAACATGGATCGCTTTTTGACTTCTAAAGAGACACTGCTAGGCTTGATTGACGAGTTATTAACTCGCGGAGCCTATCAAATCAATATCGGAGACCTCTCGGTCGCGTTTGAGCGCCGACCCGCCGCTGTGGCGGAAGAGAAAGAGCCTGTACAACCCGTTAAAGCCCATACTCCAGAGGAGTTGGAGGCTCTCTTATATCAAGAAACCCTTAAACTCTGAGGCTTTAAATGGCAGATATTCCGGTCATACACTACAATCAGAGTACTGAACAGACGTCGCCGAACCCGCGCTGGTGGAAAGAAAAGCCCGCGGAGATCTTTAAACACATCTTCGGCTATATGCGCTCGCTTGATCAAAACCAAGCGGCCCGTCGCCTTCAGTGGCTTCAGTTTGCCCGTCTTTATCAGAACCAAAATCCTGTTGGGTTTTTCAATAACGTAGGATCTAGCAGCGTCGGCACTAACGCACTGAAAGACGTGCCTGCCGTGAACGTGGTCAAGTCGTGTATCGACACCGCCACCAGTAAGATCGGTAAGTCCCGTCCACGCCCCCTGTTCCTGACAGACGACGGGGATTATAACCAACAACAACGCGCTAAGAAACTGACGCAATTTATGGACGGTCAGTTTGATGCGATGGAACTCTATTCAAAAGCGGCCAGTGCTTTCCGTGATGGTGGAATCTTTGGGACCGGGGTCCTTAAGTTCTACATAGATCACGATAAAGGTATGGTCAACTGCGAAAAGGTTCTGGTAGATGAAATCAAGGTAGATGATGGCGAGGCCATCTATGGTAAGCCACAACAGCTGCACCAGTGCAAGTACATCAACCGGGATGTCTTGATTGAGATGTTCCCTAAGTACGAGTCGGCGATCCGGGCAGCCCCCTTGGCGTTCAACGCTCTCCCCGGGCAGAGTACTACTCCAGACCTTGTAAAGATCGTAGAAAGCTGGCATTTACCTTCTTCTAAGGACGCCGACGATGGTCTCCATGCGATATGTATTGAATCGGCTACTCTCTTCAGTGAGAAGTATACAAAACTCTATTTCCCGTTTGTTTTCTGGCACTGGACACCTCGAGTTGCCGGTTTCTGGGGGATGGGTCTTGCCGAAGAACTGTTCGGCACTCAGCTGGAAATCAGCAAACTCCTCAGAAACATACAACTTGCAATGCACCTCGTGGCAGTGCCCCGGGTGTGGATCGCGAACGGTTCGGTTGTTTCTACGTCCCATATCAATAACGAAATCGGGTCAGTGGTCAAGTACACTGGTGTCGAGCCCAGATTTTATACACCAGCCGCAATGTCAGCTGAAATCTACGAGCATCTTCGTTGGCTTATCAGCTCAGCGTATGAACAGACAGGAATTAGCCAACTTTCTGCAACATCTCAAAAACCAGCCGGGCTCGAAAGTGCTGTCGCACTTAGAGAATACCAGGACATCGAATCCGAACGATTCCAAGTCGTTGGACAGCGCTGGGAAGAATTCTTTTTGAACTGCGCTAAGATCATCGTTGACATGACAAAGGATATGTTTGAGGACAGCCAGGGCAATCCAGAAATGAAAGTAGCTGGCAAAGGGTTCATGTCTACTGTCAAATGGTCTGAAGTCAACATGGAAGAGGACCAGTACGTCCTTCGCTGCTTCGCTGCTAACATCCTTCCTACTCAGCCAGCTGGGCGTCTCCAGAAGGTACAGGAACTTGTTCAGGCAGGCTGGCTCTCGATGGATGAAGGCCGCAAGTTGATTGACTTCCCTGATCTTGATGCCACGATGAATAAAGAGTTGTCAAGCACTGACTTGACCAATAAGATGATAGATAGCATCCTCAATGAAGGTCGCTGGATGAGTCCTGAGCCCGAGATGAACCTCGAAGAGGCCCGTGTGACTGCCCAGAAACGTATCATTGAAGCCAAACTGCACGGCGTCAGTGCCGAGCGGATTGATATGCTGACACGGTGGGCAGAGGCAGTCAAGTCGATGCTTCCCGCACCGCCTGAAGAAACGATGATGGAGCCGATGGCGAACCCTGAAGCGCTACCGACCTCTGACCTTATACCAAATGTGCCTCAATAATAGGAGCAACTAATGAGCACAGATGCCGCAAACCCAAGTATAGCACCAGCCCCACAAGAGAAGTCCGCCGCCCCCTCTCCCACACCCCAGGCAGAACCTGCCTTGGATGGACGACTGGCTAACCTAGCCAAGCGGGAGCGTGAAATCCAACAGCAAATGGCGCAACTGAAACAGGAACGCCAGAGCCTTGTTGGTCGCGATGAACTTGCTAACTTGTGGAAGTCGGACCGCAACAAACTGAGAGAACTCTTGGGCGCAAGCCCTGACGAGATCCCTGACCTCAAGGCCCCAGAGGCCGACGACCCGGTCAAGTCTCTGAAAGAAGAGATCGAAAACATGAAGCGGCAGAAAGAGGAAGAACACCAGCAAAAGGCTATTCACGAAGTCAAGAGCCAGATTCACGGCATACTCTCCCAAGACAAGGATGCGTTTGAGCTAATCCATGCATTCGATGCTAAGGACATGGTTTTTGACTTAGTAGTTGACCACTACCGCGAGCACCAGGAAACCCTGGACTTCAAGGAAGCGGCCAATCAAGTAGAGAAGTACCTTGAGGATCAGATCAAGCGTGCTACCTCAACCAAGAAGATTAGTTCCCTGTTCCAGCCAAGCCAGAGTCAGGCAAAAGAGCCAGCACCAACCCTGACAGGATCGATGGTATCTAGTCCCGTTGCCGGCACTCAGCGCAAACTCTCACCTGAAGAGTCGGTGCGCGAGGCCGCTAAACTGATCAAATGGACATAAACAACTATTTAATTTGAAGGAGATTTTATGGGTCTTGATATGACGAGTTTTGATGCGGCCCTTAAGGCGCATTATACTGATGACATGGTTATGAACTTGGTTTACAAGGACAACCCACTGTTGGCCCTGCTTCCCAAGATGGAAAACTTCGGCGGTAAGAACCTGCCAATCCCTCTGATTTACGGTAACCCACAAGGCCGTTCGGCTACGTTTGCTACCGCTCAATCGGTTGGTGCTAGCTCTTACAGCAAAATCGAAGACTTCGTGCTGACCCGCGTGAAAGACTACGCTGTCGCCACGATCGACAACGAAACCCTCGAAGCATCCAAAGGCAACGCTAACGCGTTCATGGAAGCTGCTACGACTGAAATCGACGGCGCAATCAACGCCCTGACCCGCTCGCTCGCCATCTCCCTGTACCGCGACGGTTCTGGTGCAATCGGCCAAGTTAACGCTGAACCAGCTGAAGCCGCTACCACGGTTATCACGCTGAAGGAACCAAACGACGTAACCAACTTTGAAGTTGGCATGCAGGTTGTGATCTGGTCCGCTACTTCTGGCGGTTCGCAGCGCACCACTGACGGCTCTGACAACACATGGCTGATCACCAACATCGACCGGTCTGCCGGTACGATCACTCTGGATGACGCTTACACCAGTTCTGGTACGATCGCTGCTAACGACTATATCTTCGTTGATGGTGACCGCGGCAGCAAGCTGAAAGGTCTGGACGCTTGGGTTCCAAGCTCGGCCCCTGGTGCTACCTCGTTCTTTGGCGTTGACCGTTCGGTTGACACTGTTCGTTTGGGCGGTAACCGCTATGACGGTTCGGCTCTCCCAATCGAAGAGGCCCTGATCGAAGGTGCGTCCCGCGCTGCTCGTGAAGGCGCTAAGATCGACCACTACTTCGTGAACTATGAGACCTACAGCGAACTCCAGAAGGCTCTGGGCGCTAAGGTTCAGTACGTTGACCTCAAGGCAACTGCCGAGATCGGCTTCCGCGGTATCCAAATCAACGGACCACGCGGCCCAATCAACGTTGTTCCTGACCAGAACTGCCAGTCTGACTTGGCATGGGGTCTCCAGCTCAACACCTGGAAACTCTACTCGCTCGGTAAAGCTGTCCGCGTTATCGACACCGACGGTCTGCAAATGCTCCGTCAGGCCTCTAGCGACGGCGTGGAAGTCCGCTACGGATTCTACGGTCAGCTCGGCTGCCGCGCTCCTGGCTATAACATCCGCGTTGCTTTGTAATTAACTAGATGCGGGGGGCCTTAGAGCCCCCTAGATGGAGTACAAGATGAATCGTTATTTTTATGGCGTGCAAGCCCGTAAGCGCGCAGTCAAGTTGATCCACGGTAAAGCCGCTATCGGTGCTACTGGTGCGGTCACTCTCGACGCCCCTGCTAGTTCTGGTATCTCTTCGATCACCAGATCGTCCGCAGGAACTTATGAAATCACTCTGGATGGGAAAGCCCCCCAGCTGGTAAGTTTCAGCGCAATGTTGCTGG